TGCTGACCAGCTTGGCCTGCTGGCTACGGCGGTTCTTGAGGCGCTCGATGTGCCACACGGATAGCCCTACGAATTGCGCCGGCACGCTGCAAAGCGCTGATGCCCAACAAGGCACTAGACTAGGAGGTATGATGTACTCTCGACTTACTATGCTGGGCTGTACTCTGTGTGGTAGCTATAACCACAACAGAAGTAAATGTCCTTGGGACTCACAACACATATTGAAAGGACTGCATAACCATGCAATTTCTACTTGAAGTGGTTGGCGATGCCAACGATGGTGACTACGTTCGAGAGCTGACAGAGCTTCAAGAAGTACAACTGCCACTCTTACACAAGCTAGTTGCTGCACTAAAAGCCAACTACAACTACTGGCCGTCTAATGAGTACGTGGACGATGACGTTGAAGACATCTATGAGAACTACTTCACAGAAGAGGAGCTGGACGAGGTTCTGGATTGGATTCCGTATGGAGAGTATGGCATCCACACGGTTAACGATATCACTCTCTACGAGTTTGTCGGGAAGAAGGAGCTACTATGAAGATTAAAACCAAGGAGCCTGAATTCAACCCTATTGAGATTGTCATTGAGAGCCAGGAAGAACTTTATGAGATTGTCATTGAGAGCCAGGAAGAACTTTACGCCCTTTCTCGGATCGTACTCAAAGCCCACGCTAACGTAGAAGTTGGAGATAGTGCTGTCAATGAAATGTGCGAAACGCTGGTTATCGGGCTAGGCCTATGAGGTTAATCATCGCAGGCAGCCGTAACGTAGATGACTACGAAGCCCTACGCTTTGCGATGGTTGACAGCGGGATGTGGAAGCAACACAAGCAGTCTATCGAGGTTGTCTGTGGAATGGCCCGAGGCGCTGATGCCTTGGGCCTTTTGTTTGCCGAACGAAACAACCTTGCGGTTCACAAGTTCCCAGCAGACTGGGACAAGCACGGCAAGAAGGCTGGGTACCTACGCAACGCAGAAATGGCTAAGTTTGCGAATGCTTGCCTTATCTTGTGGGATGGACAATCAAAAGGCAGCGCCCACATGAAAGACCTAGCAATAAAGAAGGGTCTTCCTACATTCGTTTACAAGTGGACTGCTGATACAAGAGACGTTGTAAGGCTACTGTAAGCTTGCTCTGCCACTATTCACACATCAACAAACGGAACAGCCTATCGAAAGGAGCCCTCCATGAAGAACATCATCGCCGCAGCAATCCTCGCCATCGCTGCATCAGCCTCTGCCCAAGAACTTAAGCCTCTAGACTTGGAGTACAAGGGCGGAAGTCATCACGTCGAAGTCGTTCAAGTGGAGTGGGCCTCTGTGGAGCAGCCCAAGTTCGAGGCCACTTCGTCGTGTGCCGTCAACCTGAAGACCGACCCGCTCGCCTACGCAACTGTCGCAGCTCTTGTAGCTGACTGGGGCACGACTCGAAACATTGCCAAAGACCCGAGGCACTACCGGGAGACTGGACCGGCCTCTATCTTCATCGGTAACACTCCGAGCATGGGAGAAGTCAACGTGTACTTCATGTCGCTGATTGCACTCAACCTTGCCACTCGTTGCTACGCCCCGAAGTGGGCCAGCAACATCATTCTCAGCGTCAACACTGTCGCTCATGGCAGTGCAGCCATTGGCAACTACCGTGTTGGTGCGAAGTTTTCATTCTGAAGATGTACAAGTACACTCCAAAGAAGTCCGTACTCCGAGACTTGCAAGTTAGCAGGACGGGAGCATGGTGGGACAAAGAGTATTACAAACGTATGGAAGTCCTGAAGGCCTTCGGGGCCGACTCTGGCTATGCGATGTGTACTGCCCTGGCACGGTACTACAAGGGGGTGTGCTTCTACAGCCCTACACCTAGGCGAGAGATACCCGTAAACGGCTTACTATTCCCAGTAGCCATGTTCAACGAAGACCAACTGAAAGGAACTTCATGACTTCAATTCTCAACGCTGTTATCGCTGACAACGGTGATGGCGCTCAGAGCATCCACTGGGTTGTCGATTCTGACGTACTCGCCCAGATGGACGAAGCCGCTAGTCAAGGCGATGGACAGTACGCCAGCGGTGATGGCCTACAAGTGACTGAGCTGAAGTTCAACTCCGAGGAAGAGCGCGATGCGTTCATCTTGATGAACAGGCTGCGGATCAAGACGGAGTACGTTAGCTACTGAAAATCCAAAGTCAGAGGTTTAATGGTTGAAAAAAGGAGTAAATGTTGGTCATTGAGGATTTCAAGAATGAGTGTGGCAAGTGGACGTATACATTAAATGTGAGCGGTAGGCATACTTTCACTGTCGGTGGAAAGTATTACAACAATATGACTAACAGGTGCAAAATCGGAGGGAGCTTTCAGAAGCTTAATCCGACCTACATTGGCTGTACAACCACTTTTAAGTCTTGTCATGACTTCGTGGAGTGGGCCATAACACAAGTAGGTTACGGAGAAGGCACCTTAGATAAGGACATACTGTTGAAAGGAAATAAGGTCTACTGTCCAGAACTCTGCGTATTTGTGTCAGCGGAGGTCAATTCCACTCTGACAAAAAGTAATGCTATCAGAGGTGAGTGGCCTATCGGAGTTTGCTTGGACAAGAAGCGGAATAAGTTTTATGCGTATGTAAAAGTGAAGGGAAAACAAAAACACCTAGGCTCTTTTACTTCACCGCAGGCCGCTTTCGCGGCTTATAAGAAAGCTAAAGAAGACGAATGCAAGACTCTAGCTGAAGAGTACAAGTCACAAATCGACCATCGTGTATACCAAGCCCTGCTAGCGTACACTGTCGAAATTGACGACTGAAACTTTCAAAAAAAAAAAAATTTGATAACCAGTAAGCACTGGTCTTTGCAATAAACCCGCCCAGGAATATATCTGTGGCGGGTTTTTCGTACTTGTGCGAGCGAGGTGTTTAACCGACGCCGCAGTGGGCTTATGCCACGCCATGAGACTGCAAAATATCCGCATACCTCATTCTAGCACTAGTTTCAATCCCATGTCAAGCGTAGGGTCTGACTGTTACTCTTCGTCGCGTATACACCACGGAATCGACCTAGAACAAAACCTAATGTCCCTTTGGTCTTGTTCTTACGGCCTATTTCGTGATAGGATATACCTATAGCAACGAAAAGGAATCTGATGGACTGCATCACATACACCCGCGTATCGACCCGTGAACAAGGCGACAGTCGCAATGGACTAGAGGCGCAGACCGCCAGACTAGAACAGTTCGCATCCTCTAGCGGGGTGAATATCCTTGCTACCTATGAAGAGGTAGCTAGCGGGGCTAAGGGCGTGGACGGCAGGCCCGTCCTAGCGGCTGCACTGGCCCATGCTAAGCGGTCTAAGGCCGTCCTGCTGGTGGCGAAGCTAGACCGGCTAAGCCGCTCAGTGGAGTTCATAGCGGGCCTAATGAACCGGCAAGTACGCTTTGCCAGTGCAGAGGATGGCTTACACTGTGAGCCGTTTATGCTGCACCTAAAAGCGATGCTTGCCGAGCAAGAACGGCGAATGGTTAGTGAGCGCACTAAGGCGGCGCTGCAGGCTAAGAAAGCACGCGGTGAACCCCTCGGAGTACACACGCACAAGACACCCCTAGATACTAGCGCTAGGGCTGGCCTAGCGTCCGCTGCTGCTGTGGCTGCTGTGGCCGATCAGTTCGCGCTGCGGCTGGCTAGCGTGGTGTTACCACTGCGACGCACTGGGATGACGACAGCACAAATAGCTACAACCCTGAACACACAAGGTGTGTATACTGCGAGGGGCGGGCAGTGGCACGGGTCAACCGTGAACAATATCCTGAAAAGACTGACACAAATGGGGCAAATTGTAGGATAATTGCGGCTGGCTTGAAATCCGCCCGGCTAGCCTATGGCCCGCCCTATAGGGCGGGCTGTTTGCTGTGGCTCGCCTGTGGTGGCGGGCTTTCTGCTGCAATTTCAGGCTGTTTTGCTTAACTACGAAAACTGCATTTTTAAGCAAACCCTGCTTTTTCTATTGCAGCCTATCCGCTGGTGATGCCCGATGGCTATCCTAGGGCATAGAATGGCCCTACAAGGGCCTGAAACCGCCTAAGCCACACTCGCCTCTTCGGGGCCGGGTGAAACCCGTCACGCCTGCGGCGTGCCTCGCTTCAGGCCATTGCATGGCGTTTTAATGCCTCGCGTGTTACATTCTAGATACTGCATTTTTGTGCATATAAGCTGCTGATTTTATTGTAGTTTTGCTCAACAGCATGTATGGCGCCATAGGCGCCAGCAATCAAAGGCGTGCCACACGCGGGCGAGCGGGCGAACCCGTCCGCGTGTTTATTGTGCAATGCTTGCCCCTTCGGGGCTTGTTTGTGGTGCAAGGAATGGCGCCTAGGCGCCTTTTTATGGCGGACCAGTCCGCAAGCAAGAAAGGCCCCAAAAGGGGCCAAAACAGGCGCAAAAGCGCCTATAAATCCGGCTTTTTGGGGCGGCTTGTCCGCCACTCGCCCGGCAAAAAGAAAACCCGCCCAAGGCGGGCTGTATGGCGCCTAGGGCGCCTTTAATCAATAGCCTAGCACTGCGCGAGACTGTGCCAGAGTCTCGACACAATCGAACACAGAAACCGCAGTTCCATCCGGCAGGATGTCGATTGATTCAATCCGCACAAACCCGCCTTGAACCAAAACGGCACGCTGACCGGCAAGCCCGATATCGTTGGAGTTTACAAATTTTGCGATCCGGACTAGTTCTTGAGAATGTGACATTTTTAGCTGCGGTTATTTGCCGGGGAAAAGCTTTTCCGCCATCTCTCCCATCTTTGCTCTAGCCCACTGCGCGCGCTTCCAGTCACCGGACTGGGCGTATTCTTGTTCAAGCTTTTCCAGCTTTGCCCAGATGGACAGGACTTTAGATGCGTGATCGTGTGCCATGTGTTTAACTCAGTTAGCTCAGTTGGTTAGCGAGTGAATAAATTCTGAAGCTTTTCAAAGCCCCTGTCGAGAGTCTTAGAAAAGCCCTTTCGGGCTTTGTGGTTATTCTTCGCTGAAGTATTCAAAGGCGCGGCAGACTTCCTCAAGCATGAACCATGTCAGCGCGTTGTAAATCACGGTTTCGCCCTTGCTCTTCGGGCCGTGCAGCGTGTCGATAACTTCGTCGTACGAAAAATCGCCCTTCAGGCAGTTGAAACCCTGCACCATTTCTGCCGTATTCATGCCGTATTCACGGGCCTGCAACTTGCAGAACGCCACTATTTCCGGGCGGTACTTTTTGGCAAATTCTTCAGTTTCGGTGTAGTAGATGAAGCCAGAGAAACCAGAGTCAGCGCCGTGGTTGCACACATCCTGTGCCGTTTCCTTGAACGCTTGCCAGCCGCCCAGATTGCGCACGATGGCGCGGATCACGCGGCTGTCGATTTCGGTGGAAGCGATGAAGGCGCGCAGGGTCTTGATGGTCTTGGTCATTTTGTTCTTTCGGGGGTGTTTGGGAGTCGATGAACGTATTCTAGGGCTTGTTTTTGTTTGTCAATCCCCTTTTTACTGTAGGGCTTTAGATTTCGCGGATCAGGTTTTTCTCTACCATATCCGCCCAGCAAGCAACAATTAACCGATGTCCGATAAAAACAACAGTTGTTGCGTATGCGTCGCCTGTGTTTGCATAGTATACATGATCGCCGGAAGGTTTGTAAATACCTAAATATTCAATTCCAAATGTTTGCAGAATTCCGTCGATTTTTTCACGGGCGGGGCCACGCTTCAGGTTTTCTTCCTTCCACGCTTTGCGGATGGCGCGGGCGTCAGCGCGCGTCACATCCTTGATTGTTTCCAGCTTTTCAACACTTGCGGCGGTGCGAATGTTCATTTCTGTTCCCGGTTTGTTTACTGTGTTCACAGTGTAGGGGCCTGTTCTGGTCTTGTCAAGCCCCT